CGCCTCGTGGCGCCCCCTTCTCGCCCGCCTGTATAGCCTGAAGAAGCCGTTCGTGCCGGCCCAGCAGCACCCGGACCATGTTGCAGGGGCATCCGAGCGCGCGGGCGACGTCGTAGGCGCGCATTGGTGACTGCTGTCAGGATCGAGATTTTGGGTCGCATGGTTATATCCTCCGGTATATAGCTTGCTCGAATCTGAGCCCTTCCAGACAGGGGGTAGGTAGGGTAGGGTGGGCGAAGGGTCGAACGCCTCGTGGCGCCCCCTTCTCGCCCGCCTGTATAGCCTATTTTTGCTCTAGGTGCTATACGCCCCAGTAGACAATTGGGGTAAGTGGCAGCAATGGCAAAGTTCGAGAAAGGGCACAAGCCTCTTGGCGGTCGCCCACCGGGCAGCAAGAACATCCTGACCAAGACGGTCAAGGAGAACCTCGTCGCAGCGTTCGAAGGCGCCGGCGGGCTGAAGGAATTCATCAAGTGGGCCAAAGCCAACCCCAAGGAGTTCTACCCGCTGTACGTCAAGCTGTTGCCGACTGAACTCAAGGGCCCCGGAGAAGACGGTCGCCTCGTCATCGAGATTGTGCGGCTGGGAGACAAGTAAATGCCCCGGGTCCGCCTGCCTAACATCACGTTGCGCAACTACCAGAAGCCGGTGTGGCGCTTCTACGAGGGCGGCGGACTCAAGGGCGTTTTGGCGTGGCACCGCCGCGCCGGCAAGGACGAACTGGCGCTGTCCATCATCGCCGTCAAATCGCAGGAGAGGGTGGGCAACTACCACTGCGTGTACCCCTATCAGGACCAAGTGCGCCGCGCCGTGTGGGATGCCGTTACAAACGGCGAGAACCGCATCGACAAGGCATTCCCACCGGCCATGGTCGAGCGCAAGCTGGACGGCCCGATGACCTTGCACCTCAAGAACGGCAGCACGGTCAACTTCATTGGCTCGGACAACCCGAACGCTCTTGTGGGCTCGAACCCGCTGGGCATCGTCATTTCGGAATTCGCGCTGTGCCGGCCCGAAATTCTCGGCTTCCTGCGCCCGATCCTCGCGGAGAACGGAGGCTGGCTCCTGCTCATTTCGACGCCACGCGGCAAGAATCATTTCTACCGCATCATGCAGCTTGCCAAGAAGGAGCCCGGCTGGTTCGCCGAGGAATTGCCGGCCACCAGCACCGATGTGTTCACGCCCGAGCAGCTGCAGACCGAACTGCGCGAGTACGTCGCGCAGTATGGCGAGGAGCAGGGCACCGCGCTGTTCAATCAGGAAATGCTGGTCAGTTTTGCCAGCGGGCAACTTGGCAGCATCTACGGCAGCTTGATCGAGCGGGCTGAGCGCGAGGGGCGGATTACCCGGGCGGCGTATGACCCGACCATCCCGGTCGTCACGGCATGGGACTTGGGCATGCGTGACAGCACGGCCATCTGGTTCCTGCAAGTCGGCGCCGGGCAGGTGCGGGCGATTGACTATTACAGTTCCAACGGCCGCGGGCTGGATCACTACATCCACCTCGTGCGCTCCAAGCCGTACATCTATGCCGAGCACATCGCCCCACACGACATCGACGTGCGCGAACTGGGCAGCGGGCGCAGCCGCCGTGACATCGCATCCGACCTCGGGATCGACTTCACCATCGCGCCCAAGCTGTCGGTGCAGGATGGCATCAATGCCACGCGCATGTTGTTGCCTCGCATGTGGTTCGACAAGGATAACTGCCAGTCAGGGCTCGACGCCCTGATGAACTACCGCAAGGTGTGGGATGACAAGCGCGCAGCGTGGAGCGACATGCCTTACCACGACTGGTCGAGTAATGGTTCGGATGCGCTTCGCATGTTCGCGGTGAGCACGCCGCTGCTCACGCCGCAGGAATACAAGGCGCCTGATCGCTACGCAAGGCACCGCAAGGCAGGATCAGCGTCATGGATGGCCGCCTGAAAGGCGTGGTGGCAGTTGACTCACTCTCGCTGGAGAATCTGGAGCGGGCTGAACGCCTGATGGAAGAGCAGGGTATCCTGCCCGACTGCAGGTACATCCAGCATCCGGACAGCATGGGCAGGATCATCGAAATGGATTTGGAGACGCTGCTCTCGTGGGCACGAACGGAACGGGGAGACTGAGCAATGGCCGCTGAAGACAACATGGATTACGAGGATGCCGACGACCTTGCGCGGGAAGCCCGGAAGAACCTGCAGGAGTGGGAGTCCGCTTTCGGCGGATGGGTCGAAGAGGCGCGTGTCTGCTACGCCATGCTGCACGGCGACCAGTGGACCGCGGAGGATGAAGAGACCTTGCGGGCACAGCAGCGCCCCACGGTGACCATGAACCGCATCGCTGCGATGATCCGCGGCGTGTGTGGTCTCGAAGTCTCACAGCGGCAGGAAGTGCGCTACCTCGCCCCCGAACTGGGGGACATCGCTTCGACCGAAGTGCAGAACGCCGCCGGCAAGTGGGCGCGGGAGCAATGTGACGCCGAAGACGAGGAATCTGAAGCCTTCCGCGACCTCGTGACTACCGGGATGGGTTGGACCGAGACCCGCGTGGATTACGACGAAGACCCCGAGGGCAAACTTGTCGTTGAGCGAATCGACCCGCTCGACATGCGCTGGGACGCACTGGCCGTGAAGAAGGGGTTGGCAGACAGCCGCTGGCGGGCGCGGCTGAAGCGCATGACGATCAAGGACGTCAAGAGCATGTGGCCCGACAAGTCCGATGACATCGCGGCATATGTCGAGAGCACGGAAGGCCGTGACCTCGCGCCGCACGTCAACAAGGCCGGCGATCAATATGCGGATGACCATGAAGGCCGCCCGGTGCTGCGCGACGAGGCAGTGCTGGTGCAGTATCAATACTGGACCTACACCTTTTGGGCGAAACTCAGCATGCCTGACGGCCAGATTGTCGATATGCCGGCGGACCGGGCCGACCTGATGAAGCAGGAGGGCGTGCCCCTTGTGGAACTGCAGCGATTCCGCAAACGCGAATACCGGCAGGCCATCCTGTGCGGTCCTGTGATCCTCGAAGACGTCAAGCTGAATTGCAGCAACTTCACGCTGGTGGTGATGACCGGGGTGCGCGACCGCAACAAAGGCTACTGGTACGGGCTGGTGCGCGATATGGTTGACCCGCAACGGTGGGCCAACAAGTTCTTCAGCACCTACATCGACATCATCGCGTCCAACGCGAAGGGCGGCGTGATGGCCGAGACGACCGCGGTGGAAGACCCGCGCAAGTTTGAAACCAGTTGGTCCAATCCTCGCGCGACGGTGTGGCTGAAGGCCGGCGGACTGGGCAAGATTCAATCCCGCGAGGCGCCGGCCATCCCGCAGGGCATCGGGCAGGTGATGGAGTTCGCCATCAACTCGCTGCCGCAGGTGAGCGCCATCAACCTTGAATTCCTTGGCACCACGAACCGCGACCAAAGCGGCGTGCTCGAATACCATCGCAAGCAGTCGGTGGCCAATTCGCTCGCCGAGTTCTTCGCGGCCATGCGCCAGTACCGCAAGATGCAGGGCCGGGTAATGCTGGAACTCATTTATACCTTCCTCGCGGACAATCGGCTTATCCGCATCGTTGGCAAGGACGGCGAGCAGTACGTCCCGCTGATGCGGCAGGCCGATGTCAAGTACGACGTCGTTGTGGACGAATCGCCATCGTCACCCGACCGCAAGATGCAGACTTGGCTGGCGCTGGAGCAGTTGCTGCCCATGGCCCTGCAGGCTGGGCTGCCGGTTCCCCCGGGCATTCTCGACTACTCCCCGCTGCCTTCCTCGCTCTCGCAGGAATGGAAGAAGATGCTGTCCGAGAAGCCCCCGCTGCCCCCTGAAGTCATGCAGCAACAGCAGCAGATGGGGGAGGAGCTTCAGCGCCTGCAGCGCGAGAACCAGCAACTCAAGGACAAGCGGCAGCTGCAGGAAGCCGAAATGGCCATGCGCACGCGGGAATCCGAAGCCAACATGGCGCTGAAGGAGCGCGAGGCTATGTTCGAAATGCAGCAGAAACAGCGCGAGGCCGAGTTCGAAATGCGGCAGGCTGAGCGCGAGGCGGAGCACGAACTCCGCCTTGCCGAATTCAAGGCCCGCAACGAAATTCGCATCAAGGAGCACAGCGCCGTGCTCGATGCCGTTGTGGCCGAGCAGCAAAACGACACCACGAAAGTCCGGTTCGAGAAGCAGAACGGAAAAGTGGTCCGTGTGACCGATGGCGCCGGTCGTGTCTTCGCCATCGAGCGCGACGAGAACGGCAAACTTATCGGGCTGCAGCCTGCAACCGAAACAATCCAGTGAGGAGAAGCAATTATGGCAACTGGTGACACGAAGGTTTACCGCACCCACCTCGACAAGCAAAACGACGGCACGGCCGTTGTGGATTTCAACAGCGACACCGTGAAGATGATGCTGCTGAAGTCCAGCTACACCCCGGACTACACGACGGGCGACTACGCGGGATCATTCACGGCTAATCAGGTGACGGCCGGTACGGCGTACACGGACGGCGGTGTGACCCTTTCGGCCGTTCCGTCGATGACCGTATCCGGCTCATTCGCCATCTTCAAGGCAGGCACCATCAGCATCGCGCAGGATGCGGGCGGTTTCGCCACTGCGCGCTATGGCCTGCTCTACAAGCGCGCGGCCTTGGGCACGCTGGCCGAGTCGCCGGTGATCGCACTGGTGGACCTTGGCTCTGACCGTGCCAACACCGCCGGGCCGCTGTTGATCTACTGGACCGGCAACAAGATCATCAAGTGGCAGTATTGAGGAGGAGGTGAACCATGGCCCTGAACCTCAACATCTACCTGCTCGACAGTGCATTGCGGGACATCCAGTCGAAGGCATCGACGGTTAGCGGACTGGCGCAGCACATCAAGAACAAGATCGACACTGGGCCGATTCGCTCGGAAGAAATCATCACCTTGATGCGCCAGTTCCGGGTCGCCCATGATGCCCTCTCCGTGGCGAAGAATGTGCCCGGGCTGAATGCCTACGCGCAGCAAGAGTTCAACGACGCCCTTCTCGACTACAAGGCTGAAGTCGAAGCGGTCATGGCGCAGATGGTCTTGTGCTATCAGTGGGTCGATGCCAATTTCCCGAAAGACGCGAATGGCTATCTCCTGAAAGACAAGATCGTGAACGGCCTCATTGAGAACCGCGAATTCACGCAAGTGCAGACCGCGGGGCTGTCTGCTCAACTCGCCATTCTTCTCGCCGCGTTCGTGTAAAAGGAGTTGAGCCGGCATGGCTATCTCCTTCGACTCATTCAGCTATTTCGGTTCCCCCGGTGCGTCCACATGGACGACCAGCACGCTAACGTGGCTCCACATCCCTGCCGGTGCCCCGAAGGGCGTCGTCGTGGGTGTGAGCACGGGCCTCGCAGGCGCGGCGCTGGCCGACGAAGTTGTGTCGGTGACCTACGCCGGTGTGGGCATGACCGAAATGGCGGCGAGCCCGGTGCTGTTCTCGCTGTCCACAGAAGCCATCGCCACCCATGCTTTCTTCTTGGGTTCCGGCGTCCCGGCGGGCACGGCTACCGTCGTCGTCACGACGTCGGGCACGGCGCTTCGAAAGGTGGGCTGGTCTATCGGCATCGCTGCAGATGCTGCAGCCACTGAACTCCAGACCTCGCGCGGCGCCTCGGGCGCGACAGGCAGCACCTCCGTTACGCTCACGTTGGGCGGCAACACCTGCGTCGTGGGCCTTGTCGCCTCGAACACCAATAACGTCAGTTCGCATGCTGCTCCCGCGGGCTGGACCGAGCGCGGCGACGAAGACATCGGGACCGATTTCGGGTATCACCAGACCTACAACACCGTCTCCAACGTGGACGTGGTGGCGTTCTACGACCTTGGCGCGGCGTTCACGGCGAACATCGCCTATGCCATCAAAGAGGCCGCGGCGGCGGGTGGAACGACTGTCACGGCGACGGCCGCCACTGTGCTCAGCATCGGCGGCACGGGGGCTTTGCTCTCGCCTTCGAATATCGCCGGCGCCAACGCAACCGTGGTGGCTGCAGGGCAGACGGCCACGATCACCGAGCCTACTGTCATCCCGGCAACCGCCGGTGTGGTCGTTGCCATTGGGCAACAGGCCACACTCGCCGAGCCCACCGTCATTGCTGCAACCCCCGGGGTGGTCGTCGTCGCGGGACAGCAGGCCACGTTGCCCGAGGCCGCATCCATTCAGGCAACCGCTGGTGTGGTCGTCGTCACGGGGCAGCAGGCCACAATCGTCGTGGCCACCATCATCCCGGCCACGGCCGGTGTGGTCGTCGTCGCGGGGCAAACCGGCAGCATTGAGGAAGCCGGCGCCGCGGTGACCGTCATGGCTACGGCCGCGGTCGTCACGGCCGGTGGGCAGGATGCCTGCATCGACCAGACACAGGTCTTCAAGGCCCGGCCGATTTGCGACGGGGCCGACAACACCGCGGTGCCCAGTGTCGCAGGCGCTCACCTGTATGAAATGCTCGACGAGGAGGATTTCGACGACGCGGATTACGTGTCGTTCCCGGTTGCGCTCGACCATATTGGCAGCATTGACCTGAATTCGATCCCCGATCCGGGTATCAGTACCGGGCACGTCCTGCGGTTCAGGGCGCGTTCACTGGGGGCTACTCGCTGGCTGCTTGTCCAACTGAAACAAGGCGCCACGGTCATTGCCTCGAAGGTCTATTTCGATGGTGGCGATCCCATCACGGCGGACTGGGCGACTTACAGCATCTACCTCACCGGCGCCGAAGCTGACGCCATCACGGACTACGGTGACCTGAACATTTCGGCCTCCGACCTGTTCGGCGGGGCGCAGATCAGCTGGATCGAACTGCTCATTGAGCAGGCAACAAGTGTCGAAGCGACACCAGCTACGGTTGTCGTCGGTGGTGAACAGGCCACGGTGCGCGCGGACACGATCATCGCGTCGAGCCATGGGCTCGTTGTGGTCAGCGGCGAACAGGCCACCATCAGCGCCGCCGAGACCAACACGGTTGAGTGCTCCCCCGGGGTTTTGCTGGCCGCCGGGCAAACCTGCACCATCGAAGCGACCAGCGGGCTGCGCAGCCGGCGCCGCAAAGCCCGGTACACGACGCAGATCGAGCCGACAGCCCCGGTTGTACCCGGCACGTTGCCTGTGGACCACGGTGCTGCGTTTGGCGCGCTCGCCCCGGCGCTGCCCACGCCTGCACCGGCTCCCGCGCCTCGCCGCCCCATCCTTACGCTCAAGCGCAAGCCTCCCGGCGAGCCGGCGCCGATGCCGCCGTTCGTCCACAACGTCGTGGCATTTCGCGCGGTGGTCAAGGCTGTGGACGGCCCGACCGAAGAAGACAAGATCACTGCGCTCATGGATGCGGCCGAGACCGAGCGGGCGCGTGGCCTTCTCGCCCGGCTGGCCGATGCCGTGCGCCATGATCCTGACCTCGCCCGGGAGCTTGTCAAACGGCTGGCTGACCTCGATGACGAGGAGGATTTGATCCGGTTGTTGCTTCGGCAAACCGCAGCGTAGGCTCAACGCCCTATCTACCCTTTCCAGTAGGAGAAGACACCATGGCAGACAATCTTCAGGCTTTTTTGGCCCAAACCAGCGACGAACCCGGCGACACCGACACGGGGGGCGTGGACCCTGCCGCCGCTGGCGATAACACCCCCGGCGAAGGCGCACCGGCCGCAGCGGCTGAAGGCGCCCCCGCCGCGGATGCGGAAGGCGCACCGGCCGGGGGTGAACCCGAGGAGGTGGATGACACCCCGCCCGAAGGGCTCGACGCGCGTGGTCAGTCCATCTGGCGCCAAGAACGGGCACGCCGCAAGGAACTCCAGCGGCAGGTGAATCAGATGAACGACCGCTGGATGGAACTGGTGGGCCGACTGCAGCAGTCCCCGCCGCCGCAGCAGCCCCAGCCGCTCCCGGCGGAAGAAATCGAGATTCCCGATTTCGAGGATGACCCCATCGGCCATTTGCGCGTCAAGAACGAAATCCTTGAGCGCCAACTGAACGAAGTGAATCAGGAGCGTGTGGTCCGCCAGCAGACCAGTCAGCAGATCGCGCAGTTCCAGCAGCTTCAGGCCGGCATCGGCCAGATGGAAACCGCCTTCGCCGCGAAGCATGCCGACTACCACGAGGCTGTGGGATTCATGTACCAGAACGTGGCAAAGATGGCTACGGCCATGGGCTACTCGCCCGCGCAGGTGCAGCAGACCATCAGCCAGATGGCGATGGACATCAGCATGCGTGCCCTGCAGGCAGGTCAGAACCCCGCGGAAATGGCTTACAACGCTGCGCGCAATTTGGGGTACGCAGGCCCCCGGCCCACGGGCAGCGAAACGGAAGAGCGCCACCCCGCTGCGCCCAAGCCCCCCACTTCCCTGTCGTCGGTGGCCGGAAAGCGCGCGGCTCCGGGCACCATGCCGTCATGGGACACCGTGGCAAAAATGAGCGACGAGGAATTCGACAAATTGTGGCAGGACATGGAGCGGAGTTCGTCTCATTAACCCTTGCCTAGCTTTCGGCAATCCCCTATAAGGGCAGCATTCGCCGCGTGGGCGGCGTAAAACAGACCCACGGGGATGCTGGCCCTACCCCTCCCTTCCAAAGAGACCAGCCTCGGTTCCGCCTTCTCCGTTCAAAGAAGCGATTCGTGCTCTACCGGCGTTACTGGTGGAAAGTGAAATCGCGCTCGGCTGCACGCCGAGTACCTAGCACCACAACATAGGAGAAGGATCATGGCGGACACTAGCTATGGCGTAAATCACCCGCTCGCAGTGAAACTGTGGAGCAAGAAGCTGTTCCACGAATCCCTGAAATCGACCTATTTCGGTCGCTTCATGGGCACTGGCTCGGATAACCTCATTCAGATCAAGTCCGAGACGTCGAAAAGCGCCGGAGACAAGATCACGTTTGGCCTGCGCATGCAGCTGGCCGGGGCAGGCGTGGCCGGCGACGACACGCTGGAAGGCAACGAAGAATCGCTGGTTACCTACAATGATGCCGTCTACATCGACCAGCTGCGCCATGCAGTGGTCTCGGGCGGCAAAATGTCGGAGCAGCGCGTTCCGTTCAGCGTTCGGGAAGAAGCCCGCATGGGCCTGCAGGACTGGTTCGCCGGCCGGTTCGACACCGCAATGTTCAATCAACTGGCTGGGCGTTCGGACCTGACTGACACCCGCTACACCGGTTCGCAGGTTCCCACGGCGCCCACCCTGTCCCTCGTGGGTGGCGGCGAGGGCACCGAGGCGTCCCTGTCGGCCACCACGACCCACAGCCTTACCCTGCGCATGCTGGACAAGTGCGTGGCGCGGGCCAAGACCCTGAGCCCGATGATCCGTCCGATCATGATCGGCGGCAAACCGCACTACGTGGCTTTTATCCACCCGAATGACACCTACCAGCTTCGCGGGCAGACTTCGGCGGGCCAGTGGGCGGACATCCAGCGCGCCGCGATGGAAGGGGGCAAGATCAGCGACAACCCCATCTTCACGGGCGCATTGGGCGTTTACAACGGCGTGATCCTGCACGAGTCAGCGTATATCCCCAACACGGTCGATGTGGCTGCGGGCAACACCGACTATCGCCGCAATATCTTCTGTGGCGCACAGGCGGGGGCAATCGCGTTCGGTCAGGGCCACAGCGTCAACAAGATGAAGTGGGACGAAGAACTCTTCGACTACGGGAACAAGCTGGGCGTCTCCGCGGGCACGCAGTACGGCCTGAAGAAGACAGTGTTCAACGGCGCCGACTTCGCGGTTATCACGCTCCCGGTCTACTCGCCCACCCCGGCGTGATTCCGGCCTGAATTGAGGAGAACGTAACATGGCTGCATCCACCATCACCGTAACCGCCAATCTGGCCCCGTCTGTCAGCCCCCGCGCTGACAACCGTGGCGGGTTGACCGCAGTTTCCTTCCACAAACAGATGGGCGCGACGAAGTTCGGCACCATTGGCGATGTGATGCTGCTCGCCAAACTGCCGAATCACGCGCGCATCATCGACTTCAACGCCTCAGTGGGTATCCTGAATGCCGCCGCAACGGTGGAGGCCATCCTGTACCGGGTGGAATCCATTGGCGCGTCGGGCACGCTGGGCACGCTTGCCGCACTGTCGCAGGTCATGGGTTCGTTCACCATTGCTGCCGGCGTTACCAAGTTGGCTGGCGCGCAGGTTCACCCGGTCGTCAGCCTGTCGGACGACGCCGCGGTGCAGTTCGCCGTGTTGGCCTTCAAGGTCGCCGCGACGGCCACCGAGTCGGTCTCTTTCAGCATCAATGGCAACTGCGTGTACGAGACCACCGGGGCTGCCATCTAAGCCCCCCGGCACCCCCCTCTCAGGCCCTTCGGGGCCTTTTTCTTTTGGCTCTTGTTGCCCCCGCACCGGGCGCATACCCTCCGCATTGCCAAGTGAAAAAAGGAGAAAGGCAATGCTCGACCCGGTTCAAAAACTGTTCAACGATAGCTTCGAGGCGCACAAGGCTGGGAAGCTGGCGGAGGCCATGAAGGGCTACGACGCCCTGCTGAGCCGCAATCCTTACGACTCGACGCTGCTGTATCTGGCAGGCAACGTCTTCCTGCAGCAAGGGCTCAATGGCCGTGCCATCACCTTGCTGGAAGCCGCGGTGCGTAGCGACGAGGCCAACAGCAACGCGTGGAATGACCTCGGCTGCGCACTGAAGGCTGAGCACTTCGAAGACGGCGCAAAGCTGGCGTGGGAGAAGTGCGTGGTGACCGGGGGGAAGACCCACGGCGTGCTGAACAACCTCGCCACCCTGTACGCCGACAGCGGCTACCCGGAGAAAGCCATGCCGTTCATCGAAGAGGCGCTGGCCCTTGATCCCGAGAACCCGCACGTCAACTGGAACAAGGCGCTGGCGCTCCTGACCATGGGCCAGTGGGCCGAGGGCTGGAAGGCCCATGAATATCGCTACCGGGTCCACAACAAGAACGTCGGCCCGCGTGAGTACGCCCCCCTGTGGAATGGCGAGACGGATGGCCTGCTTATCGTCCACGGCGAGCAGGGGCTGGGCGACGAAATCATGTTCAGCACCTGCATCCCCGACGTGATGGCCCAGCATCCGAACGTCATCATCGAGTGCGAGCGCAAGCTGGTCAGCCTGTTCTCACGCAGCTTCGGCGTGCCCTGCTTTGCCACCCCGGAGGATGTGGCGAAGGCCGGATACAAGCCCACCTACCAGATCGGCATGGGCTCGCTGCCTATCCGTTTCCGCAACCGGGACGAAGACTTCCCGCAGCGCGCCGTGCTCAAGGCGGACCCTGCGCTGGTCGAAGAAGCCCGCGTGTTGCTGGGCAACCTCCCCGGACCGTACATCCTGTTCTCGTGGATGGGTGGCACCAAGCAAACGCGCGTGCAGCATCGCAGCCTCTCGGCCGCCGCGATGACGGAGCTGGGCAAGGGGATCGGCACCGCCATTTCGGCGCAATACGGCCAGTACAGCGACATGGAGGCTGACGCCGCGGGGCTCATTCGCCTTGGAACATGGACGGACGGAACTGACTTCGAGCGGCTGGCCGCCATGATCGAAGCCGCCGACGAAGTGGTATCTGTCTGCACCACGCTCATTCACCTCACCGGTGCAATGGGCAAACCGGCCCACGTTCTCACCCCACTGCGTGCATCGTGGCGCTACGGCCAGAAGAGCGGCCCCGGCGCGATGGCGTGGTATCCGCAACACACGCTGCATCGCCAGCTGAGTGAAGGCGACTGGACCCCCGTGATGGCCGAAACCCGTAAATTCCTTGAGGAGAAATACCTGTGAGCCTTGCCACCTGCACTGCTGAGTATCCGCCGGCCATCAGCCCCGGCTACGTCGAACTGAACCGCAAGCTGCACGAAGCGAACCCGAACTACGGATCGAACGGCCATCGCAGCGCGCCGATGATCCTCCAGCACGCCATGCTGTGTGGCGCGACGACCGCGCTCGACTACGGGTGTGGAAAGGGCACACTCGCCCCGGTTTTGCGCGCAAATGGCCTTGAAACTGACGAGTACGACCCCGCGGTGCCCGGCAAAGACAACGTGCCCCGCCCTGCTGACATCGTGTATTGCGGCGATGTGGCCGAGCATGTGGAACCCGAATACCTGACGGCGTTCCTCGACGACCTCAAGCGGGTGACCAAGAAGCGGCTCGTCATCGTGGTAGCTACCCGCCCGGCCATGAAGTCCTTGGAGGATGGCCGCAACGCGCACCTCATTGTCGAGCCGCTGGAATGGTGGCTGCCCAAGCTGCGCGACCGTTTCGACCTCGTTTTCCTGCAGTCCAGCGCCGGGGAATTCACGTTCATCGGAGACGCCCATCATGATTAATCTGACCGTTGGATTCGACCCGCGCGAGAGCATTGCCTATCACGTCTTCTGCCAGTCGCTTATCTCCCGCAGCAGCCAGCCCGTGGCGATCACGCCGCTGGCGCTGAACAACCTGAAGGGCTACCACGAGGCGCACAAGGACGGCTCGAACGCCTTCATCTACTCGCGCTTCCTGACCCCCTACCTGATGAACTATCAGGGGTGGTGCATTTGGGCGGACGGCGACATGGTTGTGCTGGATGACATTGCGAAACTGTGGGCCATGCGCGATGACCGCTACGCCGTCATGGTGGTGAAGCACGACTACAAGACCAAGGCGCCCATCAAGTATCTCGGCAACAAGAACGAAGACTACCCGCGCAAGAACTGGAGCAGCTTGATCTTGTGGAACTGCGGGCACCCGGCCAACCGCGCGCTGACCCCCTCTTTTGTCGAGACTGCCACGGGCGCGGAACTGCACCGGTTCAACTGGCTGAAGGACGATGACATCGGGGAAATCACCTCCCTGTGGAACTGGCTGGCGGAGGAATATCCGCCGAACAATCTCGCCGGCCTTGTCCACTACACGCTGGGCACGCCCTGCTTCCCGGAATACGCAAATTGCGCGATGTCGGGTTTCTGGTGGCGCGAGTACCAGCATGCCACCGAGCCAGTGACTCAGGCCCGCCCGGCTTCCGGGCGCCCGGCGGTTCTCAGGTAGCCTAATTTTCGTGAAAGGACTATAAGCCATGCGTAGACGCCAAATGATCCAAGCCGCCAAGGCGGCCCGGCCGGACCCGCAGCGCCCTGTGGACTTTCGGGAGCCCGAGCCGGTGGTCAAATTCCCCTATCAGTGCCCCGAATGTGCGAAATCCTGTCAGACCTTGGCAGGGCTGAAGAGTCACATGAGGAACGCGAAACATGACCCGGGGAGACCTGATTAGCCGCATCATCGGAGAGCTTCATCTCGAAACGGCGTCGTACACCGTGCAGGTGATCGACGCCATCAACAGCGCGGTGGCGTTCTATCGCCCCCAGCGATTCTGGTTCACCGAGGGCACGACCGACCTCCCGCTTGGCACCCAAGGCAGTGTTGTTCTCTCAAGCGAATTTCCCGACAGCATCACCTTTGACAACGTGCGCATCGCCGATGACTCTGGCACGTTCGTTCCGATCACCCAGCAGAACTGGGCCGATTTCCAGCTTCACGAATCCATGACGGCCTTGCCGACCCATTGGGCGCTGCACCACGGCCTCCTGCACGTATGGCCCTACAACAACAGCACTCGGACGCTGCAGGTTGACTGGCACGGGCTGATGACCATGACGGCCTGCGATTCATCGTCGTGTGTGTGGACCAACGAGGCGGAAGAGCTTATTCGCCTGCATGCGAAAGTGGACCTGTGCGAAAACTTCCTGCAGGACTTGCCGGCCGCTGACCGTCACCGTGGGCGTGAGGGGACCGTGCTGAACCAGTTGGTTACCGAGACAATCAACCGTCTCGGCCTCGGAGACAACATGCGGAGCTATCTATGACCATCGAAGCCGCCACCTACATCCATCAGCTGAACGCCCTCTACCCCGAAGGCGCCGCCGACCGGGCGACGGCCGATGACCACTTGCGCCTTATCAAGTCGGCGGTGCTGGCCACTTTTCCCGGGATCGCGGGGGCCATGACTGCCACGCATGCCGAACTGAACCTGAACGTCGGCAACACCAAGACCATCGGCGCGAAGCTGGTGCAGTTCTCCCTGTCGATCAGCGCGGTCAAGAGCAGCATCAGCGCCGTCAACACCCGCCAGAACACGATGTCCCAAACGGTCTCGCTTTTGCAGGCTCAAGAGGCAGCCATGAGCCTGTCGATCCTCGACCTGTGGGCCGCGGTGGGAGGCAGTTCGAGCAGCCTCGCACTTCTCACGGCGGACCTCGCGCGCATCAGCGTCACGGTGGTGAACCTGTGGGTCGCGCATAACGCCACCAGCAACAGCGTCTCAATCCTGTCTGCAGCGGTGACCGCGCTCGACGTGCGGGTAGGCAATACCTCCGTTACGGTCTCGATCCTGAAAGCCAGCGTCTCCGCGCTCAACACGCAGATGACCGCGGCGAACGCCCGGCTGGTCTCCATCAGCGCGCTTAACACCGGCTACACCGCGAGCCTTCTCGCCCACAGTAACACCATCAGCGTGATGGCCGTAGAAATCGGCGCGCAGTCACTGTCGATCAGCGCCATCAACGCCCGGCTGGTCTCCATCAGCGCGCTTAACACCGGCTACACCGCGAGCCTTCTCGCCCATAGCAACACCATCAGTGTGATGGCCGTAGAAATCGGCGCGCAGTCACTGTCGATCAGCGCGCTCAACACTGCGATCAACCGGCTGAGCGTCACGATTTCCAACCTGTGGGCCACAGTGGATGCGCTGCCGAACGGTGCGCTCCAGAGCGTGCAGTATTTCCGGAATTCAGCCACGGCCGTCTCGACGTGGACCAAGCCTGCCGGGCTGGTGCGCGCCCGGGTATTTTGCATCGGCCCGGGGGGCAACGGAGGCAGTCTGGTCTCCGGTGCGCAAGGCGGCGGCGGCGGGGGAGGTTCGGGCGGTTGTTCCATTTCGATGATCGAAGCCGTGTCGCTCAGCGCCGCGGTGGTGGTGACGGTGGGCGCCCCGGGCTCGGCGACAACTTTCGGCGCTTATCTCACCGGCAACGCAGGGGGTGACGCCGCCAATATCTCGGCGACGGCAGTGCATTACTCGCAGGGCGGCGCCGGGGCCGGCGCGGGGACTGGAAGCCTGAACTTCAACGGGGGCGGAGGGGGTTTCGGGTCCGCCATTTTTGACACCACATCAGGGGTCGCCATTGCGGCCGCCGGTGGTGGTGGGGCGGGCAGCTATTTTGGCGGAGGCGCGCGTGGTGCGGTCTCCACAGGTGCTGCCACCGCGGGGGCGGCTGCAGCGGTCCCGGGCGCCGGGGGCGGCGGGGCCGCGGGCATCACCGCGGGTGCTGCGGCTGGCGGGGCTGGCGCGAACGGCATTGTCATCGTTGAGGAGTATTTCTGATGACCCGCGACGAGCTTCTGTCCAAGCTGGCGGTGACGCGCGCCCGCAAGATCGTGCTGACGTGGGCGCAATTCACGTCGGCCGTGGCCGGCGCGGATGATGCATTGAAGGCACAGATTCTCGCCGCTGCGAACATGAGCAACGGCCGCGCGCTGTTCACCATCATCAACGGTTTGACCGTCGCCAAGAAACTCGAACTCGCGCGGGCTGAAGTCGATGCGGTCGCCGCCGATGACTCACTGACCATCAACGAATTGATCGCACTGCTGGGTTGACCACGATGCCAATCGCCGCATATCAACACTCTCTCGCGTCCCCCGGCTTCGTGCCGGATTTGTCGCACGGGGAACTTCCGCCGCAAGCTTGGACGGATGGCGCCAACATGATGTTCAGCCGTGGGGCGCCGCGCACGATCACGGGGTCCATGCCGGCGTATTCCGTCACGACGAGCATCATCCACAACACCAATATCTACAACGCAACGAGCAACTACTGGGTCGTCGCCTCGACCTCTGCCATGTATTCGACAGATGGCAACACGGTGCTGGACATCACGCGCCTGTCGGCTTCGACGACGACGATTCCCTACACCGGGACGGCTGACCACAACTGGACGTCGGCGGCGTTCGGCAATTACCTCGTCATGAACAACGGGGCTGACGTCCCGCAAAGCTGGCTCGTGGGCGCTCCTAACGCGCTGGACCTGACCAACTGGCCGGCAGGGTGGATCGCCCAAAGCGTGCGCACCTACCGCAACTATCTGGTCGCCATGGACATCACCATCGGCAGCGACCGCTACCCCAGCCTCGTAGCGTGGTCCGATGCCGCGCCATTCGACCTGTTGCCGTCGTCGTGGGTCGCCGCCACCACGAACGATGCCGGGGACACCAACTTGAATGACACCCCGGGGTGGTGCATCGACGGCCTGACTCTCGGCGGCAGCTTCATCGTCTACAAGGAGGATAGCGTATGGGCCATGACCTATGTCAGCGGCGCGACCGTGATGGCGTTCCGCAAGCTGTTCGAGGGCGTGGGCATCTTGTCGCGGCGCTGCGTGCAGGAGTTCAACGGCAAACACTTCTTCGTGGGCCGTGGCGACGTCTACGTTACGGATGGAGTGCAGCTTCAGTCCGTCGCCACCAATCGCGTGCGGAAGATGCTGTTCGATGCCATCAGTTCCGGCAGCTATCAGCGCGTCTTCACCGCCATTGACCAGACCCGCCGCGAAATCTGGATTTGCTACCCCACCACGGGAAGCTATCCGGACAAGGCGCTCATTTGGAACTACGAGACGGACACTTGGTATCCCCCGCGTACACTTGCGCCGACCGCGCACCTCTCTCCGGGCATTGCGGACACCGCGGTGGCCGTGACCACGTTTGATGCGAGCGCAGGGGTTGCGTTCGATGATGACACCGGCATCTTCGATGATCGGAACTACAATCCTTCGCAAACCGACCTTCTCGCCGCCCGCCCGAGCAGCACCACGCTCGACCGCATGAACGAAGGCACGACCGAGAATTCTGCGGCCATCACTGGCTACCTTGCTCGCAAGCTGCTTCCGTTCGTTGGGCAGGATGCCTCCGGCGCCCCCGCACTGTGGTCCCCGCAGATGAAGCTGGTTCGCCGGGTGTGGGTGGATGCCACCGGCACCGGGTATATCTACGTCTATCTCGGGGTCCACAAGCACGAGTCCGACACGCCGGTGTGGTTCGGGCCTTTCCGCATCGACCTTGCGCAGCAGAACTTCGTGTGGACCCTGCTGCGGGGGTGCTTTTTCTCCATCAAGTTTGAAACCAATTCGGCCGCGGGCGACTGGGCACTGACCGGGTACAAACTCGATTGGGAGCCGGTGGGAGGCTTCTGATGCCGAAACCCTACGACAGGGGCGACCCTCCTCAGAATGTGGCCGAAGTTCTCCGCTTCCTGCGTGAAGAACTTCAGCGCATTGAGGCGTTCACCCATTTCCCGCAGACCGATGGCTCGTGGGAAGACTTGCGCTTTCCCGCGCAGGAGCTGGGCATGGGCGCGACCGGCCCTGTGTGGGATACGACGAACATCGGCTACGCATTCAGCAGCGTGCTGGACAACGCCGTGCAGTGCATCGCGCAGATGCCTCACGCTTGGCGCGAAGGCAGCAGCATTCGGCCGCACATCCACTGGGAGCCGGGCACCGGATTCTCTCAAGGGGAAGTCGTTATCTGGACGCTGGCCTATCGCTGGCGCAATCCGCAGGCCGGCGATACGGACAGCACCATGACGGCGCTCACCGTGTCCACGATGACCGTCACGCCTTCACACACGCTCGCGCTCATGGTGACGGCCTTCCCTGAACTTGACGGAACCGGCAAGGCCATTTCGTCGATTCTCGACATCCAGATCACGCGCCTTGCCTCCGCCGATAACTTGGGCGCCACGGCCATCCTCAAGGAGTTTGACATCCACTACCTCGTTGACTCGATGGGCAGCGACCGGGAGCACAAGAAATGAGCGTGCGCATTCGCCCTGTCATCCCTGAATTCATCGACGCCGTTTGGCCCGATGCGCTGCCCTATCTGGAAAAGGCGCTGGAGCACAGCAACGGGTGGTGGACTTCGAGCGCAATCCTCCGCCGGGTCATGGGGCACGACATGCAAATGTACGTCGGCACGCCGGCCGACAGCACGGAAATCATCGGAGTGATGGTTACTCAGATTCTCGTGAGCGATGAAGGCAGGAAGGCTTTGAACATCGTCGCGCTGAGCGCCGAAGCATTCGAGCCGTTTGTGGAGGCAGGGCACGAAATGTTGAACGCATGGGGCAACGCCCTCGGCGCCGACCGGCTGCTGATGACCGGGCGCCCGGGGTGGAAGGGCCTGTTGAAGAATCACGGCTGGGAAATGCTCGGCGTGCAGATGATGAAGGAGTGCAGAAATGCCTGACAGCGGAGGTGGTGGAAGCACCACGACGATCCAGAAGTCGGACCCGTGGATCGGCGCACAGCCGTATCTGACCGAGCTTCTGAAGGAAGCACAGGGGCTCTACAACACGCAGGGTGCGATTGCGCCATACGGCGGGCCGTCCGTTGCGACCCTGCCCAGCTGGTTGTCTGACAGCATCACCTCGGGCATTCAGTCCGCCGGTGCGCAGGCGCCTGACATCCAGACAGCGATGTTCGGCTCGCTGGCGAACGCGCTCAACCCGTCGGCCACGTCATACCTTTCAGCCAACGCGCAGCAGATCAGCGGCGCCCCGCAGGTGAGCCCGTGGCTCGTCGGCGACACGCAGAACGTCAGCGCGCAGCAGGTGACCCCGGGGATGACCGTGGGCTCGTGGCAGATCGGCTCCACGCCCAACGTGAACGCCATGATGGTCAACCCCTTGAACTTCAACATCAAAGCCCCGGGGATGACCGCGGCCCAGCAGGGTTTCGCCAGCATTGCGCCTTCCGGGGTGAATGCCAACAAGGCCATCAATGCCGCGCTGTACGGTCAGGGCATGAGCCCGTACCTCGACCAGATGGCGCAGGATTTGGTGAACCGGACGCAGCAATCGTTCGGCGACATCAGCCGCGGCGTGTGGGAGAACCTGCAGGAAGAGCAACTGCCCGGCATCGAGAATATGTTCAATCAGGCCGGCAGCCTTGGGGCGAGTCGGCAGGCGCTACTCGAAGGGCAGGCCATCGGGCAAACGAACGAAGCCTTGGCGCGCGAAGCCGGCGAACTCAGCACCAACCTGTCCGGTGAATTGAGCAACCTCTATGGCGGGATTTACGAAGGGGCGCTGGACCGCTCGGCTTCTCTCGCTTCCCAGCTGGCGGGTCTCGGTTCCGGCGAGCGCACGGCGCAGGCCAACCTCATTCAGCAGGCGCTGGCGGCCAACGCTGGCTTCGGCCAGCAGGCAGGGCTCGCCAATCAAAGCACCGCGCTGCAGGCGCTGCTGGCGAATCAAGGCATCGGCATGCAAGGTGCGTTGGCGAATCAAGGCGCTGCGCTGCAGGCCGCGCTGGCGAATCAGGGTGTGGACGTGCAGGCATTGCTGGCGAACCAGCAGGCCGGGCTGCAGTCGCAGGGCATGAACCTTGACGCAATGATGCAGGCAGCACTCGCCAATCAGGGCTCTTCGCTGCAGGCCGCATTGGCGAATCAGGGTGTGGACCTGCAGGCATTGCTCGCCAATCAGGCCGCCGGCATGCAGTCGCAGAACACGAACCTTGACGCGTGGCTGCAGTCGGCGCTCGCCAATCAGGGCACCGACCTTCAGGCCCAGCTGGCGAATCAGTCGTCGGGGCTCGAAGCCGCCGGGCTCGACTACAAGAACCTGCTCGCTCAGATGCAGGCCGGGCAGATGCTGCCGGGAATCTCGCAGTATCCGATGTCCCTGTCGTCGGCGATGCTGCAGTCTTACAACCCGCTGCTGCAGCAGCAACAGTCCCTCTATGACCTCGCGCGCAGCAACTACTATGAAACGGCCGCAGGGCCTTACGAGGCGCTGCTGCGGTACGCGGGCATCGCTTCGCCCTCCGCGGGCTTCGGTAGCGTGGGCTCCACGTCCACCAATCTTGACCCGTACAGCAACCCGCTGAGCGGGGCGCTGGGTGGGGCCATGTCGGGCTTCGGCCTGTGGAATTCGATTCCCAGCACGATGGCACTGGGGGGCTTCCCGGCTCTGTTGCCGTTTACGCTGGGAGGGGCTTTGTTGGGTGGGTTGTTCAGTTAATTTTCAAGGAGAGCAGAAATGGCATACGGACAGATGAATCGGCCCACCCTCGCAGGTGGCATGGACCCTTATCAATTCATGCGGATGATGCAGCAGCGACAGGGCGCTGCTCCGGGCATGACGCCGCAGCAGATGGGCGCCCCCGCCGTGATGCCGCAGCAGCCCGGGCGGATGGTGCTGCCGCAGCGCCCCGGCGCGATGCCCCCGCCCGGCATGATGCCCCCGAAGATGCCCCAGCCCGGCATGATGCCTCCGCAGATGGGTGCTCCCGGCATGATGCCTCCGCAGATGGGTGCTCCCGGCATGATGCCTCCGCAGATGGGTGCTCCCGGCATGATGCCTCCGCAGATGGGTGCTCCCGGCATGATGCCTCCGCAGATGGGCGCGGGTGGCGGCACCCCTGACATCCAGCAGATGATCCAGCGGATGCAGTTGATGCAGCAGCAGATGGGTGCTCCCGGCATGCCGCCGGGGGCGCCTCGCCCGATGCCCCCGCAGCAAGCCCCGGCCGGCGGCGGCGGCAATTTGGCCCAAAGCGATGCGCTGCGGCAGATGATTATGGCGATGTCAGGCGGAATGGGCATCCGCTAAAAAGGGGTGCAGGATCATGGCATACGAAGACTACTACCCGCTGCTCAACAACCCGTGGCTGAATTTCGGCATGGGGATGTTGGGCGCCAGCGCCCCGTCGAATGATCCGCGCTCGGCTTCGCTCGCGTGGGCGATGTCGCAGGGCTTAGGCGCAATGCAGCATGGTTTGCAGAATCAGGCTGAACTCGACCAGCGGGAGGTGTACGTCCAGCGTGTGCGTGAGGAAATGAAGGAAGCCGAGGCCGAGCGCAAACGGCAGCAGAAAGCGCGCGAAGCCATGGCCAAAGCCTTCACCCCGCAGTCCACAGTTACCGGGCAGATGGACATCCCCGGGCTGCCGCCGGGCGGGGCCAAGCTGGATGTCATGGTTCCGCCGACTGCCGAGCAGCACCAGCAGAACGTCTACGCACAGATTCAGCAGATGATGCAGACCGACCCGGAAACGGGGATGGCACTGTGGCAATACCTGCAGAAAAGCGGCATCCCGGGGCAGTCGCCTCCGCCCGACCGGCAGCAGCAGCCATGGTGGACCCCGTTCGTGCCGAAGGAGCGACTGCCCGAACTGGCCGGCGGCGTGGCGGAGCAGGCAGCTTTCGGCCGCGCGGCCACGACCCCGTGGTACATGGAGGGCGTGGCGCCGGGTTCGAGCGAATGGACCCGCGCGCAGGAAATCGCCCGCGGCACCCGCCCCCGGGCATCCGTGCGTGGGACCGGCGGCGAAGCGTCGGAGTCGGAAGGGCCTTTGAACAAGAAGCAGTGGGATGAACGCCTGTCCATTTCGCGCGCCCGGGCATCCATCGCCAAGCTGAACGCCGACCGGGCCACGGCCGAGCAGATGGCAAAAACGGACAAGGGTTTCGCTGCGACCCTCGAACTGGCGAATCGCCGCATGCCCGGCGACGACCCAGCGTGGGAAAAGACGATGGCACGACGTGCCACGCGCACGGCGAAAGGAGAAGCGCCCTCGGCGGCGCAGATTGCCTCGTGGCAGCAGCAGTATGCAGCGACCAAAGACCCGATGATGAAACAGCGGCTGCGCGAGAAACTGACCAAGGCGGGGTTCCCGCCGAAATGAAAGGCTGAGCAATGGCTGCCAACTGGTTCTTGGATTACCTCGACCGGGCGCGGATGTTCCCCGGAGAATTCCATGACCCGCTCACCGCCGAGCAATTGAAGACGGCCGCGGGGATGCCTGCCCGCGCGCCGCGCACCCCAACGCGCGAAAAGCCCGCTGCACCCAGCATGACCGCGCCGAGCGGGCCGCTCGCGCCGATGGAAATCCCCCTCCCGCCGATGCCGTGGAGCACTGCAATCGAGCGGACCGGGGAGCAGGCTGCCGCCCGTATGGCGTCCCCCCTGATTGGCGTGGCCCAAGGGTTGCAAGACCTCACCGGCCTCCAGCCTCCGCTGATGGACACGGCGCAAAAGATTCTTGCCGATGCGAACGCACGAGACCTCGACTACTCCCCCAGCTACGCCCAGCGCAGTGTCAGGGCTGCGGGCGGCACGCTGGGGCAGATGCTGCCGCTGATGGGGATGGGTGGCGGCCCGCTGGCGCAGGCGCTGGTGGGCGCCCCGTGGTTCGCTGCAGGAGCCTACCCCGAGCAGCGGCAAGACCTCGACCCGATGAAAGCCGCGGCTTCTGCCGCACTGACCGGGGGCATCGAAATGCTGACCCCGAGCCCTGTGCCTTTCTTGCGCAACACCGGGGTGGCGGGCGCGGTGCGGGGTGCAATTGGCGAAACGGGCGAGGAAGTGCTGGAAGACGTGAAGAACCAGCTTTTCCGCGGGCAGCGCCCCACCGGCGGGCGCGCACTGGATGTGGCCCGCGAGGCTGCGGGGCCTGTCGGAATCTTGAGCCTGATGGGGCTGGGCGGCCGGCGCCGGCCGACTGTTCCACATGAAACACAGGGCGAGCTTCCGCTGACCGGCGGGCGCGGCACGCTGGCGAAGACTGTGGTGCCCAAGCTGGTCGCTCCGGTAGCGACCCGACACCACAATCAGACCGTGGGCTCGCCCGAAGGCACCGGCTCGACCACTGACCCCAAGACCGGCAAGCGCATCACCAGCGGCGGCTACGCTGTGGGCGTGCATCCCGAACTGACCGAACAGGTGCCGGGCGAAGTCATCACCCCCGAAATCGTGGAGAACTTCATCCGCCGCAACGAGGAGACCTACCGCAAGGACTCGGGGCTCAAGTTCGGCACTTGGCTCAACACCGACAACAACACGACCTACCTCGATGCGGTGGCGATCATCCCGGACCTCGACACCGCCGTTCAGGTGGCGCGGAACAACAATGAAATCGCCATTTGGGATTTGAAGAACAAGCAGGAAATCCGCATCGACTATGGCATGGGCGAGCAGCTGCCGTTCGACTTCGGCGGCCAGCGCGCGACGTTCGCCATGCAGACCCCGGACTGGAAGCCGTACCGCCAGCCGGGCAGCGGAGGTGCCGGGCTGCAGTCCAATCAGCCGGGCGGCCACAGCGTGAAGATCATGCCGCAGGGCGGGAAGTACGTCATCGAGAACTTCGGGTCAAAGTGGGCCACAGCCCCCACGCTTGAAGCCGCGCGCGAACGTGCGAACCAGCTGATCGCCGAGTTGCCCACGCCCAAGGGCGCGTCTGTCGCCGCCGAACTGGCCGCGCGGGAGAAGTACCCCGTGGACGTCGAAGCCGACCTCGGCATCTTGGTCAACCCCGTCACGCTCGAACCGCTGACGCAGAACATGCCGGCGCAGCCGCGGGTGGTTCCCCCGTCGCCCCGCCCGGCGCCAGCTGTGGACCTCGGGAGCACGGCGCCCGAGGCGCAACTGCTTGAAAGGGCTGCCGCGCAGATCAAGCTGCCCACCGGGCAGAACTACAATCGCCCCCCTGTGGACCCGGAGACCGTCGTGCCCACCCTGACGGCAGTGCCGGGCGGGCACAAGCGTTTCGGCTTCCCGGTGTGGGACTTCACCGGCCGGCAGGCCTTCCTCGGCAATTTCCTCGACCCATACATGTATATTGCCGCCACTGCCGAGCCGTCCGAGCATGACTACAAGCGGACTGACGCCCTTTCGACCCACACCGCTATCCGGTGGCTCAAGCGCACCGATCCTGACTATCTCAACCTGCTGCTGAGCCGGGCCGTGTCGGCATACTACGGCGACGAAACCGCGCGGGCCATGCTCCAGATGGAAGAGGCTGACGCCGACGCGCGCACCAAGGGATTCATCGAAGACCTCAACATCGGGCTGCGGTACGACCGCGCGCCTGCCAGCATCCTCGAACCGGAGCAGCGGACGTTGCTCCCGCTTGGTGAGGTGCCGCCGCTCACCCTCGCGCCGGGCCTCCCCGAACGCTCCGCCAAAGACCGGGAAATCCGCGATATGGACGCGGAAATGCAGCGGCGGGAGAAGCAGGAGAGCTTCCCTCAAGAGGTGATGGACCCACGGGCCGCCGCCTTCATCGCCGAGCGGCGTGCGAAGGGCGAGGTTCCCACCAACCTGTGGGCGATTTATGAAGCCGACAACACTGCCCGGCACACGGATTTCTTTACCCGCGATGCAGCCGAGACCTTCCTGCGGTACGCGCAGCAAAAACCTGAGCCAAGTGAAACGCAGGAGCAAGCACGCAGCGCCTTTATCGCGCCGCGTTTCACCCGGCCTTACGCTCCTCAAGAAGCTGCTGCTCCGACGAGTCCGGGTTTCGTATACGAAGGGCCGCCGGGGGGACGCAATATCACCAACGCAGCTGTGAGCGAGTTTTTCGATGCCGCGCGCCACGGCAAAATCAGGAGTGACGCGTCCAGCCGCTCGTGGAAAAAAGGCAACATGGAGGTGCTGGCGAATCCGAACTACGTGAACATGCTCCTGCACGGCCACACGATTGCCACATATGACCGCAACACCGGCGATCTCACGTTGACCGATGCCGGGTGGCGGACCCGGACCACGAAGGACCGGCTGAACGCTATTCTCAAGGCCGTCGGGCACCCGGGCATCTATCAACACCGGTTCAAGTGGTATGTCCGCGACCCCGGCTATGGGGAGCTGTGGCACGGCAGCCTGCTTCTCCGTGGCGTGGTGCGCCGGGACACTGGCACTTTCGCCCACCAGTTGCCCAGCTATGCGTTCAACCTCGCCACGCCGGAAGAGCCCAGCGCCGCGCCGCCCGAGCAGGCACTGCTTCCGGGGATCGGCCCAGAAGTCCGCGAGGTGAAGGTGACCGGGAAGGAATCGCCTGTGTTCCGGCAGGGCAAGTCTGTGCTCGCGGGAAGCATCGAACACGACTTCCGTGGGGGAGCACTGGTGATGGGTCCGCCTAACGACTTCATGCTGAAAGGCGAACGCCGCGCGCAGGCGCCTCACGATCTCATTCGCAGCGTGCTCGACTTCGCCCGGGACAACGATGTGCGCACGATCATCCTCCCGTACAGCTTCAAGCCGTTCAACGCCGCCTTCGAATATGAAGCCCTGCAGCGTGGCATCACCCCCGCCCCGATGCCCGGCGGTTTTCTTGCGCTCGTGCAGAACTACTCGCCTGAATATCAGGCCACTTGGGGTGCCCCGGGCTACACGCACAAAGGCGGGGTCGTGCCCGAAACCTTCGGCGTGTCGGAGGAATTCTTCCGCCAGAATCTCCCCAAGTTCCGTTTCGGCGAAACGGAATCAGTCCTGTGGGGCGAGACGGAAAACGAGCGCGGCGAACTGCTGCTGCAAGGCAAAGCCATGCGCCCCTTGACTGCGCCGCAGACTCGCAGCGTGATGGGCTTGCTGGAAGGGCTTGAGCGCATGGGCCTGCCGCCTATTTTTGTGGCACGGCTGAAGCGCATCGGACGGGGCGCCTATGACACCCCGAACAACCTCGCGCAAGTGGATTTCATGAATGACACCATGACCATTTCCGAGGCCATGCTCGCCCGGCTGAGTCCGGATGAAAGCCCGGCGCCGGTGCTGACGTCCGTGATCCACGAACTGGGGCACCTCGCTTCGCTTCACGTCAGCCGAGACGGAGTGCCCGACGGCCCTCCGATCCGGTCGCCGCTGTTCCACCTTTCGAGCCCCGGAGTGCTGATGCGCTACGCCCAGCTGGCCCAGCGCAAAATGGGCGAGGGCGGCAAGCTGTCTGAGAACATCAACATCATCCCGCCTGATGATGTGCGCGTCGGCCCCATCATGCGCGAGGTGCTGAACAAGGGCTTCTCCGGGCACGGGCTCTTGGGCGAACTGATGACGTATCCCGCGCGGGCAGTCAACCTCTACGAAGACCTCGACCACATGCAGGGTGAAGCCTTCGCTCAGGCGTGGGCGGCGTACTACCTGCACCCGGAAGACCTTCGGAATGAAATGCCGCTGAGCTACAACATGATGAAGGAACTGGACAACTACGCCCGGAATTCCAAGACCTTCGAAGAGTGGATGACCAAGCTGGAAGCCGCGCTGCATGTGTCTCCTGAGGCTTCGGCGAAGCGCCGCGAAATCGTGAAGAAAGATGTGCTCGGGCCTTATCAGGCTTCCTTCTTCCACAGCAACGTGGCGGGCACCGACATCCAGCAGCCGCTGGCTACCGCCAACCTCGACCCCAATCAGCAGCGGTTCCTCGACCGCTTCATCCGTGGAAACGAGGAGCGCATCTTCGGCGCGCGGCGTGGCGTGCAGAATGCAGAAGCTATCGACCAGCAGGCCGCCGCCTACGTTGCCGACATGGACGCCTTGGCCAAGTCCCTCGACGTGCCGCTGGTGGACCTGATGAAGAAGCGCGGAGGCATTGCGATGTCGGCCGCCGAACTGAAAGCCGGGCAATCGCTGATGTCCGAAGCCGTGCGGCAAACGAAGCAGGCAGCGACCGCGGCGGCTCAGCAGAACGCCGATGAATCCACCGTCGCGGCTTTCATCGAGCAGTACCGTGGGCTGCAGGAACTCACCGACGAGTTCTTCCGTGCTCGTGCCGAGTGGGGCCGCGCGGGTCAGGCGCTGCAGCGGCAGGCCATCGACTTCGCCGACGCACTGAAGCTGGTATCCAAGGCCGGCGGCATCGGCAACGCCAAGGACATCGCCCTGATGATGTCCACGCTGGATGAATCGCAGCAGGCGGCGTTCGCTCGTGCGATGAAGCAGAAGACCCCCGGGCAGCAGGCGTGGGGCCTGTGGTACAGCTTCATGCTGTCGAACCCGAAGACCCACATCGTCAACCTCACGAGCAACGCTGTCTACAACCAATGGCTCGGGCTCGACCGGCTGGTGGCCGCGGGCCTCGGCAAGCTGCATGGCGGCGACAAGGTGTATTTCCGTGAAATGGTGCCCACGCTTCACGGGCTCGCGCAGGGCACGCTCGACGCCATCCAGCACAGCGCCGACTACCTTGCGACCGGCGGGGAAGGCGGCAAGTGGGATGTGCCCGGCGGGGAGACACAGCGGCTCGGCGCGACCAACCTGATTCCGAGGTTGATGGGCACGGCCGATGCGTTCTTCCGCAGCGTGGCGTTCCATCAGGAACTGCGCCGCCGGGCGATGCGGCAGGCCATCACCGAGGGGCTGAAAGGCGACTCGCTGTATCAGCGCGAGGAATATCTGCGCACGCACCCCGACGAGTTCGTGGAGGGCTACCGTGCCGCCGAACGCTTCGCCCGGAAAGCCACCTTCACCGAAGAACTGGGTCCGTGGACCAAGAATCTCGAACGCATGCGCAGCGCCCCCGGGGCGCCTGTCGCCGCCGGGATCACGCGGGGCACCGTGCCTTTCCTTCGCACCATCGTGAACCTGACGAAGCAGGGCGCGCGTCACATTCCCGGCGCGGCTTTCGGGCTGCCCGAGGTGCGGAGCGAGTGGCGGAAGGGTGGCGCTTCGCGCGACGTGGCCGCGGCCGAGCAGCTTACCGGCGCGGGCATCATGGCGTTGGGCTGGCTGCTGGCGGAAATGGGCAAAGCCACCGGCGCCGAGCCGCCCGACCGCACGGAGGCTGCGGCGTGGCGCATGGAGAACCAGCCGGTCAGCGTCAAGGCTGGCGATCAGTGGGTGGGCCTCAACCGCCTCGACCCGCTCGCCACTGTGTTCGGCATCGGAGCCAGCATGCCGATGATCGCCCAGTCCGAGGATCAGGTGGGCGCGGCGCTCGAAGCCATCAAGCAACTGTGGTTCAGCAAGACGTGGATGACCGGGCTCTCCGACCTCTTCGGCGCAACGGAGTCATACAGCCCGCAGGAGGGCGAGTCCAAGCTCGTCAACCTCGGCGCGGGGTGGGCCTCCACGCTGGTGCCTGCGGTGATGGGCGAAGCGGCGCGCAATGTGGACCCCTACGCCCGCAAGCAGCAGGCCGAAGGGTTCGAAGGAAGGGTCATGGGCCGCGTGCCCGGCCTGCGCGAGCAACTGGCTCCTTCGGTCAACGTGCGCGGCGAGCCCATCGAGCGGCAGCAGTTCCTCGGCCCCGACTTCTTCTCGCCGTTCCCGACCAAGGACGCCACGCAACACGACCCCGTGCTCGCCGAAATGCTGCGCGTGCATGCCGTGCCCCACACGCTCAAAGGCACGAGCAAGACGGGCAAGCTGACCCCTGAAATGGCGAGCAACTACCAGATGACCTCGCGACAGATCGCATGGCCTATTCTCACCACGTTGATCTACAGTGACGAGTATCTGGACGCGGGCGCCGACGAGCAGAAGGACATGATCGAAGAAGTGCTGAAAAAGGCCAATGCGCAAGCCCGCAAGGAACTGGAAATGGAGTGACAACCCGATGAACGGTGACTTCAAGAATCTGCTGACTCAGTTGGCCACTTTGGTCCTTTCCGGTGCGCTGGGCGGATGGATCGGGGTGCAGGTGACTCTCGCCGAGCTGCGTATCAACATGGAGAACACCAGCCAGCACATCCATGTGCTTGAAGACATCGCAAGGCAGCACGACGACTTCCGCGAGCGCATCGCCCGCCTCGAAGTGCTGTGCAAGGAGAAGTAAATGACTCTTCGGCAGAAGCAATCAAAGTTTGCCCTTCTGGTGGCCCGTCTCATTCTCAAGGCGCAGGAACTGGGCTACGAGGTGACGCTGGGGGATGTGTTCCGTGATCCCCGGGTGCATGGCGCATGGGGCGTGAAAGCCGGATACGGCGCGGCCAAGTCGTTTCACAAGCTGAAGCTGGCTGTTGACCTCAACCTGTTCCGGGACGGGCGCTACCTGTCTTCGACCGCGGCCCACCGGCCGCTCGGCGAATGGTGGGAAGCGCAAGGCGGAACGTGGGGCGGCCGGTTCCCCACGCCAGATGGAAATCACTACTCCCTCGGGGAAGAATAGGAAAGGATCACGATCATGCCCAAAGGAACGCGAGTCCATCGCTGCGTGGACAAGGTGAAGCAGCAGAAAAGCGGCGTCAACCCCTACGCCGTGTGTCAGGCAGCCACGAAGCAAAGTTTCGCCACGGGCAAGCCCATCAAGAAGCCCAGCGGGAAGAAGGGGCGGTGATGATGAAGAACGTCGATTGGGGAATGGTGATCGCGCTCGCCGCCGGCGCGCTCATTCTCGTCATCATGCTGAACGGCTGCAGCAGCCTTCCCACGATGCAGTATTGCGACAAGGTGAACTACACCCGCAGCGGCAACCTGATTCACCTCGAAGCGGAATGCCGCGCGCCCATCGGCGACACCATCCCGGGTATCTGACCATGGCCTATTTCACCCACGCACTTCTCGCCGAGAAAATCGAAGAGCCGCGTGGCGGGCGGGCCAAGTGGCGCCTGCACGAAGACCTCGTGATGTGGTCCCACATCCTGCAGAAATACATCACGGTGCCCGCTGGTTTCGTGACCGACTTCGCCAGCGTGCCGCGGCTCCCGTTCATCTATGCGATGACCGGCGACACGGCCCACGCCAGCGCGGTCATCCACGACTGGCTCATTCGTGAGGAGAAGATGGACTGGCCCACGGCTGCGCTCGTTTTCCGCGAGGCTATGGAGTCGGAGAGCGTTCCGGCGTGGCGCCGCTGGCTGATGTATCAGGCAGTGCGCTTCCCCCGGGATGTTTGACCGTTCACAATTTGCGAAGCCACCTGTCAGCCAGCCGACGGATGATGAATCGGGGCGGGGGCTTCAGCAGCCGCATCTTCCGCATCCGGGTGATGAACGGCCGCAAGTCCCGGCGGAGCATGGGTGTGGTCTTCATGCTACGTGCCCCGCGCGCAGCCAATCGGCGATAGCGAGCGCATCGGAGAGGCCATCGTCCCTTGTGCCCAACGTGATGTCAGGCCATTTGCGCATGACCCACCCCATCGTCTGCTTCTTGTCGCTTGACAGGCTGTGATGCTTCTGCCACTTCTGCGGCAGCACCAGCTGGTATCCCATGCCCATGCCCCCCAGCACTCCGAGAATGATCCCGAATGACGTGCCAAATGAGAAGGTGCCGACCACTCCCTGCTTGGGCATTGCGCCTACCTGCTCCACAGCAACATGCACCGGCGAACCGTAGTGGTTGATGCCGCGCAGTGTGGCGGCGAGCGCACGCGCATCCACCATTTTGCGCCCGCTGACCAGCCCGGGCATGGTGGGCATCGGCTCCAGCGTGTGGACCACACCCTTGTGGTCGATGGCCGCAATGCCGCCTGAAATACCGGGATCAATCCCCACAAAAATCGTCATACTTCACCTCCCCTCATGAATACCTGCTGCCACTGAATCCCTCGGCCTCAACCGGCAGGCCGACGGCCCACCCGGGCAACTCGCACATCAGTTCCTCGATGTAGGCCACCGTCGGGCCGCCGACGATAGGTACTTCGCATATGGCTTCGTCGTGGACCGTTCCGACCACGGAGTAGCCATGTGCCTCAAGGCGCAGCAGCGCCCGCGCCATGATGTCCCGCGCAACGGCCTGCGTGGCACCCTGCACCCATTTGCCGCCGTAGCATGACTCCCGGCGCCATTGCTTCGTCAAGGCGTCCACCCCCATGAAGGACACCGCATCGCCGCCGAACTTTCCGGCCTCGATCCGCGGGTACGGATAGTGGACGAACCGGCCGGAAGGCAGCTTCATCTTCAGGAAGCGGTCATCGCACACGAAGGTGATGGACTGGAACACTTCGGGGTTCGTCCGGTACGCCACGCCGGGATTCTTCACCGCGGCAACTGCTGCATCGTTCATCGCGGTCCACAGGCGCGGCACCTTGTGGAACTTGCCGCGGTACGCCCGCACCGCCCGTTCGGCCAACGAGGCATCAGCCTCGATGCCGTATTTGGCGCATGTGTCAAGGAACTTGAGTGGCCCCATGCCGAAGCCGCAACCAAGCACAGCCTGCTTGCCTAGTTGCCTGTTCGGCGTGATCCGGTCGATGGCCTTCGCCATTTCGACGTAGATGTCGGTCCCGCCGGCGAACAGCGCGAGGCCGGGGTCTTTTGCCAGCCACAGCACGACCCGGGCTTCGATGCTCTTGAAGTCGGCGCCAATGAGCGTGTGGCCCGGGGCGGCAATGAGCATGCCCCTGAGCGCACGCGACACGAACGCCGGTGGCTCCATGTCCCATACCATGCGTACCCATTCCTCGTCGCCGGCGAGGATGGCGTGCGCTGCGTCATCCATGACAAGGCCGTTTGCCACGGGGAAATTCTGGGGCTGTATGCCCGCGCCGGACCAGCGCCCCGTGCCCGCCCCGTGGTACAGGAGGGAGCCCCGCACCCGGCCGTCTTCGTTGGCCCGGTTGAGCATGCTCTCCAGCTTGGCCGTGCTGCTCTTCGCCAGATCGCGGCGAATCTCCAGCACCTCGCGCACGGCCGGCGGCAGATGCTTACGCCGCAGCGCCGCGCTGATGGCTGCCTTGTCGAAGGACTCCAGCTGGGGCAGACCATCACGGCACAGTTTATCGTTGACCCAGTTCAGCAGTTCGCCCACCTGCGTGTGGGAAAAGCCGGTAAGCGCCCGCACGATGTTCCCGCGGAACCCCACAGCGCGCTCCACGAATGCCATGGCTGCACGAACGGCCGCTAGGTCTACTGCTATCCCACGCTCGTTGATTCGAAGCGTCATATCGAAGATTTCGGCCTCCAGCGGGGGCAACTCAGGCAGCGTGCGGTGCAGCGCGCGGCAAACCTCGACGTCGGTTGCGCAGTAGTCCGCGAATTCGTTGAGCAGCAGCCGGTAATCCGGCCAGCGGAGGTGCGGCTCCGTGTGGGGATTGGTCTTGCTGGGGCGCTGCGGCTTCGACAGCTTGCCGATCAGGTAGCTACCGCGCTTGTTCTTCTGGACGGGCAACCCGAGCGCGTCTGCAGCCTTGCCGAGCCCGCGGGGCAGGGCGCACATGGCCGCCTGTGCGGCCGTATCCACCCATGTGCATCCGAAGGCCAGCCTCTCGCGGGTCAGGGCGCATCGCTCGAACTCGACGTTGTGGGCCACGATGACCTCGTTGGTGAACATCGGTAGCCCCGTGCCATCGAGCCACGTCCACGTCTGCACGGGGCCGTCATTCTCCGCCCAGCACAGCACGAGGATGTGCGTGGACGGGTGCTCCCAGTAGCGGTAAGCACCGACCTCGCGCACATCGAGTTCGCTGTAGGATTCACTATCCAGATAGATCATCAGTCCTTCCGTCCTTTATTGCTGCCGTTGGGCACCTTGTCATCTGCCACGCGAGCATGTTCCTCGCTTTTCCCGAGGTCTCCGCACGGCTCCCAGCAGTTCTAGCCCAACAGTCCGGTCGAGCCGAGGCCAGCCAGCGGCGTTGGGCTTGTGTTTAGTCCGTATGGCCCGGCTCACCGCAAGCGTTAGCCGCCTCGTGTTCCGCCAAGCTCGCGCAGCTTATCGCAAACCAACTGCGGGTCTGTCACGCTTCCGCCCGGCATCACATCAATGGCTCTGTTCAGCGCAGCCTCCCACGCCTCTCGCCAAATCCGCCACGCCGCCCGGTCGATCACGCTATCGTCGGTCGGTTTGTATGCCGGGTTCGTGCGCTTGCAAAAAGCCTCAAATTCTTGCCGTTGGTCAAAGTTCACGGCTAACCCTCCATCCGGCGTGTTCGCTCCGCATTCCGCGCACCCCTCGCCTCGGTGTTCACAAAACCCGCTGCCGGTATATCCACACAGGTTCTTGTTGCTCACGATCACATGGCCGCACGCGGCTCCCGGTGCAGGCATCCCGTGGCAGTTGCAGGTGTAAGTCGTTTCCATCATTCTCTCCCTTGGTTAAGTCTGTTGCCCAACAATCCGGTCGAGCCGAGGCCCGCCAGCGTCATTAATCCTTGCCGGTGTTCGTAAGGCCCGGCTCACCGCAAGCGTTGGGCACCACGACAGCGCGCCCCCTGTCACCAACCTGAAGGCACAGCCGCAAAAGCTCGGTTCCGTAATCGACGCGCCACTGATCGCTTGGGTGTTCTAGCAACAGGAACACGACCTTCCCGCGCTCCCCTGACGGGTGCTCAATTGTGTCGCCTACGTGGATGTCGTTACCTGCGAAATCAGTCCACGGGGCTTTGTTCATCCAGCCCAAGGCTACCTCCAGTTCAGCGCCGGGGGGCCGAAGCCCCCGCGTCTCGTGGCTACCAGTTGTCGCCTGCGTCCTGCGTCTCGTCGGCGAAGACCGAATCGACATCGACCGAACTGCCGAAGGGCTCTCCGTCGTGGATGAATTGCACGCCGTTGAGTGCGAGCGCGACACCCTTGGAGGTGGGCTTGTCGAAGACATACGGCGTCACGTTCAGCTTGCCGTAGGCGCCGCCGTAGACCTTCGCCTCGTCGGTAATGCCGGCCTTGGCCGCGTCGATGACCGGGGGCTTGCGCTTGGTGCGCGCGGTGAAGAACAGCACCCCTGCGCCGAAGCCGTTCACATTGGGCTTCTCGGAGCCATCACGGATAGGGCGCTTCAGCCCGTGCGGCGGCCGGTTGCCCCACTTGTCCTTAATCAGCTTTTCAATCTGCGCCGACAGGGCCGACAGGTCCGCATCCTTCTCCACGATCAGGGTGCAGGCGTACATCGGGTCTTTGCCTTCTTCCATGGAAGGCGCAGGGCGGAAAACCTCCGGGAAAGACAAACGGCCTTTCGGGGTGGTGAAGTTGAAACTCTCGGTGGCGCTCATGGTTCACAGTTCCTCAGTAGTGGGATGGGTGGGTACAACACGGTAAAAAGCCTTCCAGAGAACATCAATCTCCCGGCGGCTGGTCAACCCGTGCTTGGCGCGCAAGGCGATGAAAGCTGCCTCAACGTCACGGCGCGACGGCACATGGTCTTCCTTGATGGGGACCGCGCGCCGGTCCAGCGCAACGACCCCGGATGGTTCAACGACAAGAGTCATTTTCAGGTTCCTTTCTCGACTTGAAATTCTTCCAGCACGTTGCGCGCCGCCGGACGTTTATCAGTGCTGGCGACAAGGCGCATCGCGCCGGGGGCGCGCATCACGAGTGAAGCCACGACCTCCGTGCCGACCAGCTTCTCGGCCTGCGCGGGCGACAGCAGCGTGCGGGGTGCCAGTTCATTCAGCGTGCGGCCGGTCTTCTTCAACTCGCTCAGCGCCTTCCTCTCGTCGATCCAAGCGCGATTCTTGAGCCCCTGCACCAGCTTGAACCCCGGCACCTCGTGCCCCGACTGCAAACGCCAGATGGCGAACGCCTCGACGCTTTTGAGGTAATCGGCGATGCGCGTGCTGTTCTCCAGCAGCCACACAATCTGCCCGTCGGTCAGCTGCTGTGGATCAGGCAGCGCCGCCGCCATGCCGGTCGTAAGCTGCGTGCGCCGGTGGAGTTCAGGGCACGCCGGCTTGCAGGGGCAGAACTGGCACCAGTCTCCCGCGCGGAACGGTGCATCGCTCACCTCGCACGCCTCGATCTCGGCGAGGATGGTATCGCGCCACACTGCCACTACCCTCGCGGGGTAGACGGTTTCATGCGGGAGGCCGTCACCGACCCGAGGCTGATGGATCACGAACGCCACTTCATCCACGTCATTCATGCCCTCGGCGAAAGCCAGCACGGCATACATTTCCAGTTGCGGGTTGTCATCGCCGGGCACGATCACGCCTGCGCCGTATTTGAAATCCGCAACCGTGAGTCGGCCGCCGAAACTGTAGATCACCGCGTCGGCAGTGCCATGCAGGAGCGGGTTCTCCGGGTCTTGCAGCTTCTTCTCGGCCATCATCACGCCGGGGATGCTGCGGATGAACTCGACATAAGCCCGGATGTCCGGGTCTTCGGGTGGCTCCCGGTCGTTAATCAGGCAATCGGACGCGATACTGTGGGCCAGCGTGCCTTCGAGCGAGTACGGCGTGTCCTGCTCGGGCAGATCAAGCTGCTCGGCGAACCGCACGCTCGCCGGGCAGTTGCTCCACCGCGCCCGGGCGCTGGGTGCGAATTTGCTGTGGCCCATTTTCACTTGACCTTCTTCAACATGTCGATCACCTCTCCGTACTTGCCGGGGTCAATCGCCGACAGCCCCTCGCCGAACTGGGCGATGATGTTCTTCGCGGCCGACATCCCGTGAACCTTGGCGAAGCGGTTCAGTTCATCCACCACATCCTGCCGCGTAACCGGGTCCACCGGGATAACCGGCTCCGGGGGGACATCATCGGGCATGTCGATGATCGCCTGCACCGCGCGGGCGTATCCCTCGTCGGGCGCGGTGGCGAAAGCCTTTTCCATGTTCCGCATTTCGGGCACTTCCGCCTGCGCCAGTGCTTCCAGCGCGTCGGCGATGCGGTTAAGGGCCTGTTCAACTCCAGTCATGTCGCTCATTTCGTTTCGTCCTTCCAGATCAGGTACATCGGGTTTGTCGGGTGCTCTTCATAGTGGCCGTGGTACTTGCCGGCGCTGAACTCCAAGGTAGTCGGCGAGTGCAGCCACAGCACGCGACCGGCGTAGGGGCCGCCCTTGCACACGTAGGGGATGCGCCCGGTCATCACGTCGGGGGTGGGCTCTTCCTGCTGCCCATGGAAAAGCCATTTCAGCCATTCAATCAATCTGCGCATACTTCATTTCTCCATGACCACAAGGTTGCTTTTGATCGCCCAGTCCAGCAGCGGCCCGTCGTAAAAGACCGCGGGGATGGTGGGCATCTTCATCCACGCGCGGACATCGAGTTCTCCCTTCACCGTGGTGATCGGGCTGAACTTTCCATTGGCGTAGAACGCCGTGATCGGGGCGAGGTAGCCCCGGGTTAGGACAAGCAGGTAATCCGACTCGTCTTCCTCGTTCACCGGCGGGGTGAACTCCGGATACGGGAACCACATCACGACTGCCCCACATACAGTGAGGTCAGCTTCTCGCGCAGCATGGTCATGCCGCCCGAACAACGCTGTACCGGCGTTCCCGTGGCCCGGATCACCTCCTCGACCGCGTGGCTTATTTTCGACGTGAAGGTGAAGGCATGGTCCACTTTCGACATCGACTTCAGCTTCTGCAGGCTCCCTTCGGAGTCGAAGAACCGCAGATCGAACACTTCGGAGAACTCGCTGCTGATAAGCCCGGCCTGCATCGGCAGCAGCCCCGCTATCAGCACTGTGGGCTTCCTCGGGGATGCCTTGGCTTGCTGCGCCGGGTGGATGCTCGGGGCCACGACTTCGTTTGCCCATTTCTCCACCAGCCCGTTCGAGAACGAAGCCAGCTGCTCTTCAATCTCGGCGCGCATGGCCTCGATCATCAGCGTGGCGATGCGCCGGCCAATGAGCCGGGCCATTCCGTCCAGCCCGTCCATCCCCGCGAGCGCCGGTGCGGCAAAAGGCAGCGTCACCGCAGTCCGCGGGGGCGTGGGTTGCTCTTCTGCCATGCCAAGAGGGCCATATGTGAACCGCCCGCCGGTCTTCGACGCCACGCGGCAGATTTTGCCTTGGGCATGGGCCGCCGACAGAACCGTGGACAGCTTCCGGCCGTCTTCTATCCACGACAGCTTCTGCGTCTCGGGGTACTTCATCAGTTCCGCTGCGCTCACCATCCGGTTCGCCTGCCGCACTAGGGCTGCTACCTGTTCAACTTGCGATGCCATGTTGCTTCCTTTCAGAAATAACCGGGGTAGCCCCCCGGCGGGCGTTCACGTCAAAGGTGGGTCTTCAGGGCATCAGCCAGCACGAACAGCGCCTTGTTCAGCTTCTGGTCCGCGCTGATGTCCGTGATGGCCCGGGTGCGCAAGCGGCGCCCGGACTGTCCGGTTCCCCGCACGCCGCCCTTCTGCAGATTCTCCTGCACCACGTTGAGCGTGGTCCACATATCGGGGCGGGGCAGGTTTTGCCGGCCCTGCTGGGCATCGAGCCAACGGCGGGGGCGCAACAGCACCTCGGGCCTGACGTCGATGGTGCTCTCGCGCAGTTCGAGCGCCGCGGTCGCAAAGGCCACCTGCGCTTCCACAGGCAGCATGATGCCCCGGTACTCCTCGACCTTCTGCAGCACCTTGGACTGTTCATCCAGCACGGAGAACACGCCTTCGATAACGTCGCTCACGTCGCCGACGTGCTTGATGCGGAATCCGGCAGATTGCCCTTCGACCGGGACGGTCAGGCCGTTGGAGCAGACCAGCCGGTACAGCCCGGCGTCAACGGCGAAGGACGCCGCGCGGTCATGGCTGTTGGTCAGCAGCACCTGAAAGTAGGAGTCGCCGACCAGCCGCTCGGGGCTTTGCTCCAGCGCCGAACGCTGCACCAGCCGCAGTTCGTGGCGGGTGAACTCGCGGCGATCAGCGGAGCGGGTGCGGGACTGGCGCACGGACACCGGGGCCAGCCCTTCTTCAAGGCAGCGGTCCAGAACGTCCCGCGTGCTGATGAACGAGTAGCGTTCGGACACGCCGCCGTGAGGGCGCTCGGCAAAGACGCTGGGCGCAATTTCGGCGATGCGGCTGAGGGAGAGGGGTTGAATTTGTGCATACATGGTTGTGATCCTTAATGGGAAGTTTCGCGGCCGAGGTAGCTGAGGTTGAACCAGTGCCCGTGGTCAGTCAGCACGATGTAACCCATCACCCCTCCATAGCAGTAACGTCTCTCGTGCTCGGACCAGAAGAAAGTGTCCCGCAGCGGAAGGTGCTCAGGGGACGCAAGCCGGGCCAGCATGTTGTTGGCTAGGTTGCACTGCTCTTTTGCGAATTCCGGCGGCAGGCTTTCTTCCTTGTGGTTCGAGGGGTGGTCAAGTTCGATCCAGATGCGGTGGGTCATGGCATTGCTCCTAAATGGGATTTGGCTCGATGGGTGGCTCCCATCGATAAGGCGTATCATGGCACAGAATGAAACTCTTGTCAAGAACTATATTATGCAGTATGTTGACACCTCCCCCTCGTAGCTATTGGAGAACGAAGATGGAACTTGGTGAATTGGGGCGACTTCTGTCGCCTGATGAAGTGGCGGCGATGCTTGGTGTGCGGCCTGAAACCCTTAACGTTTGGCGGGCCCGCAAGCAGGGGCCTCCCTACACGAAGGTGAACAGCGTTACGGTCTATCCGGCGGCGTGGCTGGAGAAATACCTCGCCTCGCGGCGTGTGTGCCCGGAGGAAGGATGCAACGATCCCCTGCCGACGACGGAGGGCTGAGCCGTGCGCAACGAGTACACCGTCGTCCCGGCGGCCCCGGGCTTCAACGTGCTGCACATCGGCAATGACTCCCGATACTTCGTGGACCCCGTGGTGGCGTGGGTAATCGACGATGCTTTTGTACATCCCGTCACGATCAGCGGGGTGCAAAGGATCAGTGACCCCGACGGGATTTTCATCCTGCGGCCTGACGGGACGGTGCAATGCGGGATGGCCGCTTTCGTGAGCACCCGCGCGGCCGTCGAATTCTACTGTGGCGAAAAAGAGGGCTAGGCCATGACGAACCAAGTGCAGACGAAGGCCCAGCGGGCCAAGGACCCTCATTACCGTGTCAACCCTGACGGCATCCCGATGGACCTGAAGCTGCGCCCGCAGTGGGTTCTATGGCGACTCGAAAAAATACCCGGCAGGGCGAAACCCACCAAGGTTCCCTACGTCGCCACGGCCAAGTGGTTCGAGCGCAAGGCCAGCAGCACCGACCCCTCCACATGGCGCACTTTTGACGAGTGCCTGAAAATCGCGCAGGAGCAGCACCTCGGTATCGGGTACATGATGTCAGGGCGCGAGGATTTCTATGCGGTGGACCTCGATGCCGGCCCCGACCTGTCGCCCGAGGCGCAATCCATCGCGGCGCTGTGCGAAAGCTACACCGAGCGCAGCCCCAGTGGCGCCGGGCGGCGCATCTTTCTCAAAGGCCTGCTGCCCGAGGGGTTCACCGGGCGCAAGCTGGTGAAAGAGAGGATTGAGGTATACCGCACCCAACGCTACCTCACCGTGACCGGCGACCGCATCAACGGACACGACACCATCATCGAAGACCCCGCCACCACGAAACTTGTTCTCGACATGCTGGGCCGGCGCAACACAGTGGATGTCAAGATTCCCTACGATGCAATCCGCACCGAGGGCGAGCCCCCCGCCGACTGGCGCGAGCGACTGCGCCCCGAGGTGCGGGCATACCTCGAAGGATTCGGCCCGCTCAACGGCGACCCCAGCAGCGACGATCAGATCGCAATCATGGACCTGCTGACCGTGTGGCCCGACGGCCCGTGGGTGTTCGACCTCTTCAATTCCAAGACGGTCCACCCCGCACGCGACAACCCCGAGAAGTATGACCGGCGCGACTACCTTCCGCGCACCATCGCCAAGGCGTGGGCCTACCTCACCGAAGGGTTCAACACGGAGGAGGCGGTCAACGCCGAGGAGCCAGTGACGGGCGAGCCTGTGAAGAAACGCATCTTCAACGCCCTCGAACTGTTCAACTCCGAGGAAGAAGCATCGGGCCCCGAGCGTGTCGCCGGTCTGCCGCTGGGCGTGGGCCTTTACCTGTTCGCCGGCCCGCCCAAGGTGGGCAAGTCGTGGGGCGTGCTGCAACTGGGGCTCGACTGCGCCGAAGGTCTGCCGTGGCTAGGCCAGTTCCCCACAGAGAAGTGCCGCGTCCTTTACTACGCCTTGGAGGATGGACCCAAGCGGCTGCGCAAGCGCATGAAGGCCCTGAAGTGTACCCCCAGCGCCTTGCTGGAGTTCGCGGTGGATGTGGAAGGCGGGCTTATGGGCCTGAAGGATGATGTCATCCGCACCGGCTCCAAGGTGGTGATGATCGACACGGCGGCGTGGTTCCTAGGCAGCGGGGATGCACGCCGCAATGAGTACCAGAACGACATGCTGCTCTACAAGCCGCTGAAGATGCTGGCCGATCAGCTCCAGATCACGATCATCGTCGTGACCCACACGCGCAAGCCCGGGCAGCGCGCCAACGGCAGCGACCCTTTCGACGAAATCATGGGCTCGCTGGGCAAGATGGGTGTGGCCGACGGGGCGCTGCTGCTGCGCAAGGTGCAGGGCGCGAAGGACAAGGTGGAACTGCTCACCCGCATCCGCGACTCGGAAGACGGCGACGGGGAGTTCATCCTCCAGCGCGAAGAAGGTAGCCCACGGTGGGAATACGTCGGGACCACAGAAGCTGTGGGCAGCAGCGACCGCAAGGCGGAAATCCTGACCCTGCTGCGCGAATACCCGGGCAGTCGGCCCAGTGAGTTACTGCACCACATCGACATCAGCGAGCGGCAACTTTACCGCCTGCTGCGTGACATGAAGCAGGATGGCAGTGTTGATGTCAGTCCAAAGCACACCTACCGAGTATCTGATGTTCAACGCGTGACGCCTGCCGCGACTGACAGGACTGACGTCGAATATGACTGGGGATGACTGATTTGGGGGGTAAAAGCCGAGTATATGACGAGTCTGGCTAGGGGGGTGTATGTCAGCAGGGCACAGTGCAGTCA